TGTAAATTTCAGAATCTCCACTTCCAGTAGCAGTTCCAAAGCCATTGGTTGATTGTGTTCTGCTTGTATAGTGCTGGATCGCTAATGTCTTTGCGGCTGCTAATGTGAATTGACCAGTAAGACATGAAAAGCTTTGTCCTCCACCAGTGGCATCCGCATAAGCTGACTGACCAATGATAATAGATGTCCCATCACTAATATTTCTAAGTCTTATTTTATGAGTATTACACCCATAACAAGGGGCACATGCTCTAACCCAGTACGTGGCGGCCGGAAGAATAAATCTATTTGCACTTAAGCTTGTAACGATTGAGTACGGATCTGTTAAGTCATTAAGGACTCTTTCGTTATGAGTTGAGGCGGTTGATCCACCACCGTCTGTTCCGTTGGCCTTAACGTCTCTTATGATTGCTCTTTTTGGAATCGCCCCGATGAGTGCCAATTGAGCGTCTGTAACAAACCTTTTATTGGTAGCATCTGTTATGTTTGTCGTTGTGGATGTGTCTAAATTGACCACGTTGGAAAGACCAACTTGTGACTTAGTAGTGCTATGAGGATTAGAAGTGCTAGCAATGTGAGTATCTATTTGGGCGTGTGTATTTGTACCAATATTGGTTAGCAATGTGTGATCACTAACACCAGGGATAACCTCAACCCAACTCGATCCATTGTATAGGTTAAGTCTCAGTGTTGTCGTATTATAAACGCAACGACCAACCTCGAGAGAGGCAAGAGCATTCCTTTGAGTCGTTGTCATATTAGGGCATGGCTTAGATGCCTTTGTCGTGCTTACAACTTTAAAGTTCTGGACAGTCAAATCTTTTATAGTCTGTTGTGCGTATGCACTTATCGATAAAAACAGTAATAGGTATTTCATTTACTAACCCTTGTTATGTTCATGGAGATTTTGCCTGAGTACGTCGCCCCCATTGTGCCCGAGTCGTATTTTAATGAACCAATTGAACCGGCGTTTGTGAGATATATTTTAACCTTTTCAACAGTTGGAGTTTCGTCTGTCACCATGTCATTCATATGAAAATTACCAAAACTCTGCACCCATTGAGTTCCGTCATGAGCAATAAACATGCTTCCTTGTTGTCTGAATGTTCCTTCGCTTCCTATTCTTGTTAGGTCGAATGTTATAAAGGCACTTGAGTATTGAGCATTATCTAGTGTCAATAAAGTGACTGCACTTGCACCGTTATTGATGGTGTAATCCTCTTGAGTGTTAACGCTCATAATTGTTGGTGCGGTTGAGCTTGTGAATCCGTCTGCAAAATCCAGCGATCTCATTCAGTACCTTCCTTGTACAGCTTAAGTCTAAATGCCAAGCTGTTTTTAGTGTCATCGGTCGGGGCATAGCTAATCTGGTTTTGGATGTCTTCGAATTGCTGACACCAACCCAGATATGAATTAGTTGTTCTGATATAATCTTGAGCTGTAAGTCTCAAAGTGTAAATTCCCTTTTCTATTTGAATTGGATTAAGTGGTATGATCGGATAAAAAGCATGAACATAATCGCTGGAGGTCGAAACAGATACCTTTATGTCGGAACTTGTAAACTCATCCTCAAGCAAGACAACTGAATCTCTGATAAGCTGTATTTTGAATGTACCTGTTGGGGCGTTATGCATTAACAGATAAGGGTAAATGGCAGCAATATGCGCCCTTTTGTTTAGGTTGTAGGTAAAAACCTGTTCAAGTGTATCCGTTAACTCGTTAGTTAATATCCTCACATAACCTCTGAAACTGACATGGAAAGTGCGTACTTATTAAAACTGCTATTGGTTATAGTTGGAATGTCGTTTAAATAAACAGGACCGGAGAATCTTCTATTGTCATTGGTCATTTCTGCACATCCAAGCATCATGTAAAACGGCTTAGTTTCGCCTTTTGAATCTATCAACTCATTGATGATATCTAGATCATCCTTATTCATAAGATTCATGGCAAACCCAATGGTCTTTTGTCTGGCTATAACGTCAACAAACAACTGCCCATATCTGTTTTTCTGTTTAGAGGAAAGCTCCTCATCTTTAATCGTCCATCCAAAATTGATTGAACGGCTTAAGGCAAGAGGTTTTCCTATGTAAACCTTAGACAGCTCACAATACCCAAGCGTTGAGGTCATCACTATCCTGGCAAACCTGTACGCAATTTGTGGAAACTCAACATATCCGACCCCAAACTTTACGGAGAATGGAACCATTATGCTAAATGCTGGAGACGTGAAATCCGAGGTTGCATTAAATTGAACGGTGACAGTTGAGACACCGAAGCCAGAGCGTTTATCTGCCACTATGAACACGCTTGTAATTAAGCTTGTCTCTTGCATATCCAATAGCAGGTGATCACTATTTGAAGTGCTTCTAAACACCTTAGAGCGCCTATAGTCTTTAAGATTAGATGCTGGAAATAAAGCGTTCTGTGAGCTTGCTGTTATGGTTGATTGTTCTACGTAATTTTCATTGTATAGTTTTAGTGTCATGCTAATTGAAATCCTTGTCGTAACTATTGACTAGTTAAATTCTAAACGTAAAGCCTTGCTCCGCCTTCTATTTGCCTTCTTACGGCGTAAAAAACCTCGCGCCCATCTATCTGCACAACTATTTGACCGCCTCCAAGACCGCCATTGTTAATAGCATCGAAAAGTGTCTTTTGCTGGCTGGCGTTGAGAACCATTTCGCCCGATCTTACAGAGGCTATGGTGTTATCAGGCCCCATTGTTGCGCCATTGCTCCCATTTATGAATCCACCATTTTCAAACTGCACCCCAGCTATCTTGGCAACATTGGCAGCGGTTGCGGCGGCTGCTATCCCTGCAAATAAAGCCGCAACAGGCGGACCACCCAAAAGAGCACCGTAATTATAAGATGATTGGATAGCTTGGTATCCTTGCATTGTCGCTTGCTGGATAGCAAAAGCCTTTCCGACAGCTGCAAGCGTCTTGTTGTTTGAATTTTGAAGAGAAGTGGCGGCCGAATAAAAGTTTTCCTTATCCTTCAGCTCTTGTTTTGAAAGGTCGTCTTTGTCTTTATTTGCCTTTATCTTTTGATCTATCTCTCTTTGGCTGAAAGCCTTTTGAGATGCCAATGAGAGAGTTTCAAACGCCTTCTGATTTGCAAGTTTCATCTGCTCAGCGTCCGCAATGGCTTTATTCTTTAACAACTCTCCCTCGTACGTGGCTTGAGCCTCGGCTATCTTTTGATTATAGACAGCATCTATTTTTGCTTGATCTCGAGCAGCCTCACTCTCTAGGCTAAGTGCATCCAGCTGTGCTGTTAATGCATCTTGCTCTATTCTGTTTTGCTCCTCTAGTATCTTAATATCGTTAATTAAAGTTTGCCTTGATGCCAGTATTTGTGCATTAACATCATTTTCATTGTCAAGAGTACCGTTCTTAGCGTTCTTGGTTTTCAATGCAGCCTGTTCGGCTTCGTAAGCACTGTCTAGCATCTTGGTTGTAAATGTCTCTATCCCACCAGATAGCTTTGAAAAGACATTACCTTCGTCTATTTTAGACAGTCCTTGTATACCGTCTTGTGTGAAGTTTCTAAGCGCATCTGTTGCTGACTTGAGTGGATTTTCTAGACCTTTAAACTCATCACCTATTCCTGGTATTTTGCTTCCAAGAAAGATTATCCCATCAATTAGAGCTTCAATTGGATCTACGAGCGAGATGAGTATTTGCCCACCGACTATTTGAAAAACATTAACAGCGCCCTTCATGGCAATGGTGATTTGACTAAAGACATCTAGCAATAACTGTGCTCCGACAGCTGCTCCCAGTATTCCGTCTTTAATTAAATCTTTCAACGCATCAACTGTCCCTCCGGCTTCTCCATTTAACTCCCCAAGGGTATCCTTGATGGCATTGAATAAACCGATCACTATTGGATTATTGACTATTACTTGCCCTAGTGTACCTAACAGGTTTTTAAATGAATTTTGAGCCGCTGTAAGTGATCCTGAGAATGTATTTAGTTGAGATTGAGCTGCTCCACCGAATTGTTTATTTAGCTCAGTAAGTGTATTCTTGAAAGTCTCTGCATCCGAAGATCCCTTCTTAATCTCTACGCCATATCTCTTAAAAGCCTCAACGTTGCCCTCAGCTGCTTTGCCTACCAGTCTCGTTGCCGACTCTAGATCTATACCTAAAACGGTGGCAAAATCACTGGCAGCGGTAATTCCGTTTTTTAATCCCTCGGAGCTTAAACCTGTTAGAGATTCTAATAGTGCTGCATTGGCAAGAATAGCATCGTCTTCGTACTTGGTTGTCAATTGCATTGTATCTGCAAAAGCCAACATAGCGTCACTTGCTTCCTTGGTGTAATTCCCTCTTCTAGCAAGAGCGTTGTTTAAATTGTTTGTTGCGACCTCTTGAGCGGCGGCTTCCGATACTGCCTCTTTCCCAAGACCTATTATATCATTAAGACCACCAACTAAAGCATCGAATCCTTTAGTGATAAGATTACCACCAAATACAGCAAGTGCAGTTGAAAGGGTAGACTCCAGTTGTTCTGTTTTTTTAATCCCTTGATCAAGGGCTTTATCTAGGTCGTTTTTTGGGACTGCAAGATTAAACTCAATTTTTTCTGCCATTATCTAATTCCTCTTGTATCCATGAGAAGACCATAGCTTTTTCAAACGGCAGGTCATTTAAACCTACACTAATCCCGAGCTTTGTCATGCTTCTAAAGTTAGCATAAGAAGCGACATCCTTTGCCACTCTTAAAATCTCATCGCACTTGGTGGAAACAGTCATTCCAAAGGCGATATCCTCTTCGTTTAGATCAACTAGGTTTAGGAGTTGATCTTTTGATATCTTATTTACTGCAACGGAAACAGCGTCCTTTATTCTTGCCTTTTTTTTAAAGCCCCGAATGCCTTTTGAGTTACCTCATCGGCAATCTCACTTAAGGCAAGGACGAATGAATCCATATCCTGTAACAATTCTTCATAAGAAGAAATCCCCTCTATTGATGTAAAGTCAATCAATGGACTCATTTCCTTTATGATATTTCTCTTAAGCTTAATAACGCTAGTGTTTCCAGTGGAAACTCCACTGGCTTCCAAAAGGTCATACGCTTCTAAAATGTTGGGCATTCTGTATTTAAGAACGCCCTTTGAAGTAATTTTTTCCATAGTTAAATAAAGTTCAAGTACAAGTCTTTGCCTGTGCTTGATACAAATCCCTTTAAAGTAATGTTAGCTGTAATGAATGAGTCACCTTCGGTAGTGTAAGCCGATACCGTACAGTTTGCAACATAAGCATTGAAACACTTTCCAGGAGTCCAGTTTCCACCAGTCTTAGGGCCGGCATTGATCATTGCAGATATACCAGAGTTCTTAAGAAGAGCATCTAGTAATGAAACGTCATGCTTCTTAAGGGCAGCTGTCACTGTCATCTCAACAGTTCTTTCTGTTGGTATCTTCTCTAGAATCCCAGACTCTTCACAGATACAGTCAACGTCTTCAACTGATTTTGATACAGTTAATGAAACCGTTTGAGCACAGATACAGATATTGTCTACTTGATTACCAATGAACAACTCAGCATTCTTAATGATGATTGCTTCAGCATTATCATACGAAGGAGAGATGGCAGCTGTATAAGATAGTTCGTTATCACTAGTGTAAGTCAATGCTCCAGTATCGTTAGCTGATACAACAAAACCAAGGGTAGAGCCGATCGAGTTAGCAGCATTAGTTCCTGTTAACCAAAGAAGTGATAAGACTGTATTTGTCGTAGATGCAATTGTGAACTTACCAGTAGAGTTTGAAAATGTTACTGTGTAAGACTCAGCATTTGCAGCTTCTAAAGCAGCTTGTAGAGCATCTGCAAGTTCAACTGGAGTCTTGTAGATTTTCTCTGCAATAGAAACAGCAAATGTTCCAGTGTCATCCGTGACATCTAAGAATTTATTCGTTGATGTGATAGTGATTGGGTTGAAGAAATACTTAGTTCCCTCGTAAGAGAATTCTACTTCTCCAAATCCATTTGCATCCATTGTGAAAGATGCTTCTGTGACTGTATTTCCTGCAGTAACTTCTTTTGCATATCCGTTACCAAGGTATTTTGTTGTTGAAAATGTAGGGTGATTTTGAGCTGCAGGTATATAAGTAACACCCTTTCCAAGATTAGTTAAGGCCGGAACAGTGCTAGGAAGTGAGAAGTTTAATGTTAAAACATCACCAGCGACTGACTTAACGTTCCTTATTTGGTATCCAGAGCCATTTTTAATCATGACTGCTTTACCAACTGGGAACTCTGCCCCCTCTCCAGCTCCGACTGTCAATGCAGTTGTAGTTGAAACACCAACAGTGTCTCTTTCTGTTGCGGTTATATGCTTAGTCCCCATAACTGATTCATATAGAACTCCAAGCTGAGGCTCTTGCCCTTCAACCCCAGAATGCTTCAAGTAAGCCGAGTGTGAACCTGAAACGACCTCTTTACCAACGAAAGATTTGGCCGTACCGATATCATTTAAAAGCTCATCACTGCTCAATTGTTCTGGCTCATATGATGTAGAGTTACCCGGTCTTAATGGTACGAAATCGCTTCCAGTAGACGGAGGGTTATAAGTTCCAGATGTCGTTTCTTTTTTAAGCGAGAAAACTGACGCTCTTGTTAATCCTACCATGGAAAATTCTCCTAATTTACTTGATCACTTAACGTTATTTTGAAGCCTATTTCGCAAAACAAATAATTCTTTTTATCTGTTTGAATAAAGTCAATTCCACTAATGGACTCGAAATCTATTATATCTATGATACTTCCTATCCCTAATTCGTCACTAGAAAAAAAGCTGTTCATGAAAGTTTGTTGATCCATGAGAAGGTCTTTTGAAACACAATCAAAAGCATCCTCCTTTGCCCCTACAGTTGGAAAGTGCCTCGTGAGAACAAATGTGAAGTTTCTAGATATGGTTAAATTACAGAAGTCGAAGCTCTCTCTAGATGCTCCACTAACTTTAATTCCCCAGGCATCCTTAGTCACCAGCTCTGGGTTGTCTGACAACTCATACGGATTGTGAAGTCTTGCCTTGTCGGGAAAGAGATCTTTACATTTAGATACTATTGCGTCATAGGCTTGATCTATCTTCATCTTGAAAGCCATCCTACCCTGGAAACAATCTCAACAGGCTCCAGGATCGCATTATTGTTTGAATCAACAGAAAAACTGCTCATGTCTAATCTGCTTAAGTATTCCTTTCTGGCAGCGTCCTTTTGCTCGATGTAGTCATTCCCAAATGAAGAGAATATAATCTCGGCTGTCTTGCTTATTGACGCACTTCTAAATCTCGATATGTCTAATATTTGATTACCCGAAACAATGACTTTTTTCTTTATCAGCTCTTCGATAATTATGTCTGAAGCCCTAATTGTTTGCTCTTCCCAATCTGTCTTGCCAAGCTGAAACGCCTTCATGAAATTAGAGTCATTGAATACTGGAAACTCCGAGAACAAATCCTCATCGTCGCTAAATTTATTCCCTATGTATGATATCTCAATGTCACTTGAGAGCTCTTGATCGAACGTTATTCGAGTCCAATACTTGTTGTAATTGATATTGGTAATTCCTATTTCTTGTGAGTCAGATACAAGATTCCAGGCACTATTCTTATTAGGTGTGAACTTAACGAAGCCGCTACTAGAGAGTGAATTTGTCTCGTCTGTTAGCTGAACAACTTCATTCCAGCCGTTTCCGTAATATTCGACTTTCATCACAGCACTTACAGTGTTCGATGCTGTACCCATCTTCAGGTAGAAATGGTTAAATGGGAAGTCGGTTCCTATATAAATAACATCCGTCGGTGTAATGCTTTTGACTACTGACTTACTGTCAGGTCTTTCGACAAACCTTGTTATGTCTTCATTGTTGAATAGTATTTTCATCTATGTATCCTATGTCGTAAGGGATTATTTCTGGCTCCTCAATCTTTGCTGCCTCTATGAAGACACTAATACTCATGACTCTACCTGTGTCAGGATTAACATAAGAGGTGGCTTGCCATAACGAGCCATCCTCCTCTCTATAGAAGCACTCACCTGTTTTTTGTAACATTACATTTCTCCACGAGTCTTAATAGTGACTTCCCCTAGAGTTATCCCTGTTCCTGCAGTGGTTACTTTTAATCTTGCAAGTCTCCATTGAGGACACGTGGTCTTTAACGAAACTGTTGAGCTTGCCACGGTACTTACCGTTACTGTGTCTATTACCCAGTTTGCTCCATCATCTGAGAATTCAAAAGCGACTGTCGCAGCGGTTGTCTGAGCGCCACATCTGACATTTGCATAAATAGATTCCGAGCCCTCAATGTGATAGGTTGGAGTTACTGAGTTGAGCGTGTTTGGAACGATAGTCCTATCGATAAACTGTCTTAACAAAGGAGCACCAAAGTGTGTTTGAAGCCTAGTGTATATCCTTGTAAAGCTTGGCGAAGTACCGCCTATTGTTTGTACATATCTAATCCTTGTCCCCTTTAAAACCACCGTTGGAGACCTATAGATCCCAACTGCGGTTATTCTTGGGAAATCATAAACAGGAAACCAGTTTGTTCCGTTGTCGTCCGACTCTTCAATTCTTAAATCCATTGTCGGATTAGTTCCACTGACAGCAGTGATGTTTATCATGAAGTTCTGGCTCATGCCGTTGGCTGGCGAAATGACTCCACTCGTAGTCGTAGAAATTATTGTAGCCGAAGCTTGATCTTGAATAGTTCCTGGAGCTGCTATATTGCAAGAAGAAAGTGATGGAAGAGTCGGAAGAGACACTGGCACTACTGGCAATGTCTTTGAGGCGTCTGCCATCCCTTGTTGTCCAGCAATATCTACCATAAGCCTTGTGTGTTCAATCATAGAAATAGCATGGAGCCTAAAGTCTGTTCTTTGAATCAGTACACCGCTACAGTTAATGGTTCCGAAGTTTGCGCCCACTGAGCGAAGAAAGTATGTTGCTCCAGATGATCTTAAGAATTGATAAACTCCATCATAAAGCCCAAGCGAAGTGGCATTACACCCGTAAATATTAACCCATGATCCAGGTAACGGAGTAGTTGAAGGAGTCGCATTAAAGACGACACCCATAATGTTATTTGTTCTTGTTATACTCTGTAAAACAACGTTATTCATCGAAGGGTTTTGAATTCCTGCGTTTACAAGAATCACGCAGCCGCCAGTAGCAGTAGCGGTGGAAGCAGAGCCTACTGCCAAGGTAAACGTAGTGGTGCTTGGAGTAGTTGCAACAACTGTCTGAGTAACAAGGTTGGGAAAGTTAACAGTATCTCTTACTCCAAATATTTGAACAAAACTCCCAGGTGCTAAATTGTGAGGCACATCGGTAGTTACTGTGGCTTGAGTTGTGCCGACTTTAGAAATAGAAACAATTCTGGCTATTGGGCGAGAAACCGTCTCTAAAACCTTTGCCCTTATCATTATCTTATAAGACTTCTCTTCGTCAGGTAAGCCTTGAGTATATTTGTTGAAACCAGAGCCCGCGTTAATTGAGTCAGCTGATCTTGAGCTATGAAAGAACTCTTCCTGGTTTACATAAAGTTCAAACCTGGAGCCAGCGTTGAAAGAATCACCGTGAGGCGATGATGATAACTGATTGGCATTCAGAGTTGAAACGGTTGTGTTTAAATATCTCGTATTGAATCCATTTCTTCTTGAAAAGAAAGTTCCATTGGTCGCAGTAGTGTTTTCAAAAACAAACCCACCTGAATTTTTAGAGTATGAACTATGATCAAGCCACTTAACAAATCCACCGGCCGTATTGCTAAACGTACCATTTGAAATGTTCAGAGGCATAGTAATAGTAAAATCATCCAAAACTGTTGTAATTGCAGTAGGCACGGTATTTAATCTTCCATCTAGACACCCTGCAATTATAACTCTATCGCCTGGTTGAAAATTGTGAGCAGTTGCCGTTACAACAGTTATAACGTTACTCGCAGCAACTATTGAACCACTTATTGCAACATCGGCTTTAGGTGTAAGTGTTTCAATTGCACCACTTTCATCCACGCCAACAAAAGATATCTCGAACTCTTCGCCCCATTTTCTTTGAGAGAATGAAGGTAGGAACATATATCTAAATGGAAGCTTATAGCTCTGCTTAGAGATCATTTTAATCTCTGAGTTAGCAGTTAGCGGACACATCGACATATTCATGTAAGCAGAGCCAAGCGTAGTGCCTCCTCTTCCGATAAAGGAGCTTCCTTGGTTCACAATTTCAGTGTCCCAAATAGCCGAATCAGGGCCTTCAAGCTGGGCAAGTGATGCAAATCCATCTCTGAATTTTATCATACCATTTCCAACTCCAAGGGCACCGTTTTCTGTAAGTGGCGCACCTTTTGTTGTACCGTCATTGGAAACGTATCCTGCCAGAACAGCATCGCTTGACTCGTATATAACCTGCAAGACATCACCCGAACTCATGGCGCTTGTGTCTTTATTGAGCGTAATGGTTGTACCTGAAACGTTGGTGTATTTTAAATCAGTCGAAGCAGTAGAATAGATTATCTCTCCTCTGGTCTGATTAATAATTGAAACCAACTTCTTTACATTGAAGTCCGTTATGCCTGTTAAATTAACAGTCCCGACACCGGAGACTCCAGGTGTAAAGGTGTATGCAGGAGTTATAAATGATTTCATGATTCTTCCTTATCCAAATATTAGAGAATTGATTATTGATTGCGTGTTAGTTATTGCACCTAAATTCTCTCTTGCTGTATTAACATTGGCAACATCCGAAAGGTTATTGACTGATAATAGATCACCGCCATTTTCCCATTTAGTGTCGTAATTACTATTACTATTCTTCTTTAGTACCTGGTTGGTAGTTCCGCCTGTGGGAATACCTATACCAGGATCACCTTGAGGACCAGTTGGACCTATGGGACCAGTGGCTCCAGGCAATCCCTGTTCTCCAACTTCGCCTTTTGGTCCTTTATTTATAACGATAAGCTTTGATTGCTCATTGTCTACCGTGACAATCTTCGTCTGTATTTCCTTTACGACTATATTGGTCATGTCTTCGTCACCTCTGGAATAATATCCACGGCTCCGCGAACCAGCGTCCACTTTGTTAAATCTGGCTTAGTGATCTCTATGTCGTAAACATACTTAGAAGACTTGTTATTAGGGCTTATTAAAAAGACTGCCAATTGTACTGGAGTGGCATTTAAATAGACCGTATTCCCCACAATGGAGGCGTTTAAATTGACTGCAACTGGAGACGAGAAAGCTATTCTTGCTTCCGACTTAACGGTGTGTCCGGTAAAATCATATGGGATTGTCTGATTGTCATCTTCCCAAACAGTAAAACCATACTTAAGAGTCTGGCCAGTGTGTATTTCGAAGTTATGTATTGCAGGATTCATCATATAAATTATCCAAATATTAAAGCATTAATTATCGATTTATCTTCTTTGTTTTTCCATAGACCTGACTCATACGAGAGCAGCTCTCCAGTCTTTGGGGTGCTTATTAAAACGTTATGAATCTCTTCTAACTCAAAGCCGTTTTGAATCTTTAGCTCTATTGATCCAAGCGATGGATGCGCCCTTGTTACGAAGCCTATAAAGACTGCGTGATTCGGAGGCGTTGGCACCGTTGACGTCATTCCACCTGCAATAGAGGGAGACAGCCAGACTCTATCCCCATCTGTAAAAGACGAGGTATCTAGGTTGTCTATGTTCCCAATAGCAACAACAATTCCACTTGAATTGTTAGCAATATCTGCAGAGACAAGTCCATAGGTCTTGGATGATCCTGCTTCGCTATTGGCCTGAGATTTTGTTATAGTTGGCAAGTTTCCATGAGCACCATTGATATAAACCACGGAGCCTTTTTGGATAGTCGCTCCAGTTTGATTATAAACAGCAGTGGTCATTCGTACAGTTGAAGCCGTTGCTAGCAATTGCCAGTATGTCGTATTGGTTGGATCATTTCCAACAGTGGTTTGAATGCACAAGTAAGATGAGTTTCCATATGAAACACTGTCACCTTGAGCATATGCTGTGCCACTGTCGTATACACCTCTAGGGTTAACGTTAGTGTTTATAGAGATCGGATTTAATAACTGTACTGCTCGATAACTACTCATACGTCAAAGACTCTCTAAGGCTCCAGGAGCTATCAAAAGATTCTCCGCTTGTTTTAATGCTTGTTTGGGTGCCAGATTTTAAAACTCTGGTTATTCTCCACGAGGGAGATGATTCAAGACTTCCGCGAGGCGCTTCGCCTATATAGGTTGTATTTGAATCAGGTTGATCTATTAAATTAAGAAGTGAATCGTCTTCGATTGAAACAGCGACCTTAGTGCCAATGACTGCTTCTCTGAATTTCTTGGACTCATTGTCCCTTACGTCCGTCGATAGCATCCATTTCCTCCATAGTCATGTCTTTTGCTTTGGCATCATACCAGGCATACCAAAAACCATTTGCAAAAACGATTTGATAACCATGGTAAGAGTTTCTATCAACGTTATTCTTCAGCATGAGAGTCTTTAGACCTTCCGCTGTTTTAGCTTTAACGTAGTGCTGAGTATCTAATATTGTCTTCATACTCAAATTATGACAGGAGCCTAAGCCCCTGCCAATTTAAAAAGTTAATTAGTCATTCAATCCAAGAATCAATGGAGATTTACCAGTAGCAGCACCCTTAAGAGCTACTTGCATTGGAGCAAGTCCAAAGTATTGATCGATAGCAACGCGTTTAGCGCCAACGCCCAATTGTAAGAAAGACTCTTCTCCGTACTCAGCTTCTTTTTGGAAACCGATTGCAAGAGCAGATTTTTCATACATGAAAAGTTGTTTATCAGCTAATCCATTGTGTACATAGATTGGCATTCCTAAGATTTTACCAATTACGCCGTTTGGAACAACAGCATTTGCACCGTAAGCAGCTGCATCTTTAAACTCAGCAAGCTTCATAAGAACAGCTTCTTGAGCTGGAGAAGCGATGATTACTGTGTTTGCCAAGATACCGTCAGCTTTCAAGATTGCTTTTCTCATGTCAACAAGGTTTGCATAAGTAACATCTACATCTGCACCAACGTTAATGAAAGAAGCAGCTGAAGCAGCAAGCTTTGTGATGATTTGTGAGTCAACATAACGACCTTGAGCAGCCGCAGCCAACTTTAAAGATTCCATTTGTGAATCAATAGTTGTTTGCTTAGCTGTGAAAGCGTCGATTGACCATGAAACATAAGCATTGATATCGAGGTTAAGAGCATCAACAGTTGAAGTAACTGCTACTGTCTCACCCAAAACACCTTCTGTTCTTGTACCAACAGTAAAAGAAGAAAGCTTAGGGAATTGAATAATCTTAGAGCCTTTAACTGCGAAATTAGAAACATCTGTGATTGTTCCTCTTAACATTGCAGCAAAAGCGAGTTCTCTTTGTACCAAGTTTGAAATTAGAGTAGCTTTCGTAGCTCCTAATTCCGTGTTTGCCATATAAGCGTCAGCCATTTTGTCCTCCCAGACTAAATTTTACCAAGTTTCCTGAGTTCTTGTTCAATCTCAGCGGTTGTCATATCTTTATAGTCTTTGGTTCTTGATGAATCAAAACTGGACGGCGCTCCACCTGGAAGCTTGTTGCCCGATTGGAATTCAACCAAGGTCGAATGAGACTTTAAGAACTCATTCACCACTGACTTAACCGATTCTTCATCTACTGTTTTTGATTCTGGATTGATTGCAATCCTCTCGAAGTCAATAAACGTAGTGTAGTCTCGATTTCTGAGCTTACCACCTAAATGCTTCTCAAATTCCTGATACTTTAAACCGTTGACGATTGATTTTTCTTGCTCTGACAAAATTGACTTAGTCTGTTCTAGCTGTGTCTTATATTGATCGGCTAAAACTTTCCATTGTTGTTGCTCAGCAAGTGCCTTCTCATCGTTCTTTGCTTTTTCTTCTGCGAGAGTCTTAGCTAGTTCTTTTGCTTTTTTAGCTTCATTAAGAACTTTCTGGTACGTCTCGTAGCTTACTTTGCCAGTTTGCGCATCTGGTTGAGCCACTGGCTCTTGAGTTGAGGCACTGCCTGCATTTTGATCGCTCATTACTATTCTCCCTTTATTTTATTTCGTGTCAATATTATTTTGACACCTTCAGTATTTCTTGTTTGATTATTTCGGCTGCGTAGTCAATTGCCTCTTGTCTTTCTGCTTCTTGAATATTAAACCACTCGCCTTTTTTTTCTTCGTAAAACTTATTAACCTCGGAGTTTGTGAGTTTTGACTTACTGCCAGATAGCTCTTTGCGTCTGCCAGTCTTTAGATCAATAGTGATCTTGGTTCCGACCGCCTTGCCCTTCATTGAGTTAAGCATTTGCCCAGTGGCAGTCGCATTTGATGTATTGGGGGATGTATCTGAGTCTAGATTTCTAGAGTATCTCTCTCTTGATTTAATGGTCGATGGGCTCAGATTGGGTATAGGTGATCCACTCGCAAGCTCCTTAAGCAATCTTGTGCGCGTTCTAATTGTGTCTATAAGAATTTGTACCAACTCTCTTGCGGCTTTCTTTTGAGCTTGAAACAAGGCGTTCTGAATCTTTCTTTGAGCTATCCTTAGCTGTGCACTTGCTGTCATCCAAAATTTAAGTCACCAAAGATATCTTCAGCGGCTTTCCTTGCCATTGCTTCTATTTCTGCATCTGATAATCCAGCTGCGTCACTTGCACTTAATGGCTCATCAATGACATCCATTAGCGCGCTTACTTCTTCCGTAGATATACCCAGAAAATCCCTTGGTGCTTGAACTGGTTTAGGTTGACCATAAGTCCCTTTTATATTCCCTTCGGCTTTTCCATTAGATTCAGAGCCCTTTTCAAACCCAATGGTCAGCTCTCCGTTCTTATGGGACAAAAGCTTTAAATCTGACAACATTTTGCCACTAAAAACTAGGTCAACATCGGACACACTTACGCCTTTGAATTGCGCATAACTCTTAGTGTAATTGGGAAACTTCTCTAGGTTCTTATCAATCCCATCCAGCGTTCTGTTCTTAATGTACTCTATAACGGCTTCAGAGATCGCCACGCGATCCTTTGGCTTAAGACTAGGGCTAATAGCAACCTTTGTCTTCATCCATGCCATTAGACTATCTCAGCATTTGCTAGTACGTTCGCCACTTCCTCATCTGTGAGATGTGGGTGTAGCTTTCTAATAACAAACTCTCTTGTAATAGTTCTGAGCTCCAACTCAGTCTTGAAGTTGGCAAGCTCCTCCGCTCTGGATATCAGTGGCTCTATTTCAGGGAACTCAACCTCAACGTCAAAGACATCGTTAACTATAGGTGGCACAGTTGTCGGATTAACCAACCCTGACTTTACCCAGTAGTTGTGAATCTTAGGGAGCTTCTCATTCCATAGCTCTTTTTCGTCTTTCTCAAACCACTCCATGGACTTCTTCTTGATGTTATAAACATCCATCTCATCGATGATTTTAGATATGCCTGATGCCAAATTGGAACCTGTTACTGAGCCAATAGAGCCGACTCGTACACCTTTTGTTTCAAGCCACAAGATAAAGACATTCATAACAAAGCTTAGACCTTTATCAGTGTCTGCCTCTGGTTTAATTGTCCCCACCTCTGGATTCTTTTCATTGTCAGACTTAAGCGACCAGAATACATTCGGTCCCATTACTAGATTTTCTGAGTTAACGTCAATCCCGTACATAATACTGAAACATTGATACATCATTGCCATACCTAAATCTGATATCTGTACTGGTATTGCTTTTGAGATCGCCAGCATGTCGGTATCTTGAGTAGGTAGCAATTTACCCTTTTGTCTTTTCCCGTAAACGAATGGGATAACGCCAATAGGATTTAATCCCTGGTTATCCATTAAGTATTCTGAAGCTTCTTGTCCATTCATGTAAAAAGCATCGAACTCAAGATCTGTATAGACAAACAACAAGAGCGAGTCTTCGTCACTCGATCTGTATCCCATGAACTTAATAAAAATTGTTTCTTCCTCTGGAGATGTCATTGAGTCAGACATAACTAGAAACTTATCAAAAGCTAGCTCTCTTAATTGAGGCTTACCATTCAAGTCTATATATGGCTCCCATGCAAATCCTTTAAATAGATTTGAATACTGGTCACATATTTGTCCACTGACAGACATGTCGAACTGTTCTTTGTAGAATTCAACAAAGTCATTCACTCTTTGATTGTCACTTTGGCTTCGTCTTGATGGACTCTTGTCGTAAGCCGTAGACACCTTATCGATATATCTTTGAAGAATGTTAATTGGTAAAATGCGCTCTTTTGCCGGTTCATAATACTGTGGGGATAATGTCTTTTTAAGAATTGCATCCACGTGAGGGAGCAAGTTACCGTCGTATATGTCCAATGCTTCGGCATTTCTAGACAAGAAAGCGCGCTTGCTTTTAACGTATTCAATAATCTGTTTTCGTTTATCTTTTAACATAACAATCCTTTGTTAATTTAGAGTCTAATGCTGGATGACTTTTGTGGCAATCCAATTAATGGATCGATAGCGTGACAAAGATAGCCCAGCGCATCCGAAATGTGAGTCAACATTTTATCAGTCTTTTGGTCGAGGTCATCGTTCTTCCAAGTTACTTTCTCTAGGTCGTTAATAAGCTTTTTGCACTTAGGATCAATAATAATTCTACCTTCAGCAAGAAGTCTATTAATGTTATTCACTCTGTCTGTTACAAATGGATTACGAGTATCGACAACCGTAAAACCATCTTCCTTTAAGATCAAATGATCTGATTTTCCAGATGTCTTTCTTGAAGCCCCTGTCGAATCTGGATAGAGTCTTGCGCCTCGATGTCCTTTCTCTTTTAACTTTGCACTCATCTTGAAAGTGTCTGAATTTTCCAAGAACACTTCGTCGTGAATATAAAAGATTCGATTGATATAATTACCAATAACGCACGTCATCGGCGAAACGTTAAAGTCGAGTCCGCACAGCGTCGTTCCCTGTTTAAAGCTTTGGTCTATCTCCTTAACATTGGTTTCTCTATTGAAAGCATAGTAAGCATTTCCGTCATCGCTGTCTTGAAACTCTCCCTCTAGAAATCTTTTCCTCTCTTTTTCAGGCATAGACCTGAGAAGTGATAAGTAGTTCTCATCAATATTCTCAGTGTTATCAATAGGGTTAATTTGATAGAATCCGTAATCATCTGGATTGCTTAATGGCTCGTTGTCGGCTGGATTCAAACCTCTAATGAATAAGTAGTAAGCCCACGAGTTCTTTGCGTTTGGATTCATATCATAGAAGCATCTCTTAACAAGTTCATTTCTCTCTGCAAGCCTTGTGATGGCCAGCTGAACAGATGAGAAATCTAGCTCTGAAATTTCATTAAAGAACAAGCTTGAAACTTCGAGCCCCAATATCTTCTCTGCGCTCTTTGGATTATCAAGCCCAATAAAATAAAACTCGCTACCATTAGGAAACGTAAGAATGTAATCAGTTCGATTAAACTCAACTTTTAGCCCTGGAAATGCAAGATTGATAACCTTGATTAAGGTATCATTCCAAATAGACCTCTTTAAAGAGTTAAATGTCTTTCTTATTATCGCGTGTCTTGATTTAGTCTTTAATGCTCGGATGATTAGTGAGTGAATTATCAAGAGAGATTTGCCTGGAACGACTCCCGCCCATCAACAAGAAGTGTTTCTTCTGTGTCATGAGCTTAGTTGCTATGAGTTGCTTTTGTGTTTTCTTAAACTCGACTATAGACAAGCTTCATCCTTTGATATGACTATCTTTAAACCATCAGGCATCTTCATGTCTAGATCGACTGTTTCCTTCGGCTTACCTAGGACATAATTAAACAACAAAGAAGCTGCATTTGTATTCCCTGCCTTTGCCTGATCACATAATGCATAAACTATATCTTCAAACTCTTCATTGAGAATTTGAGTAGCTTTACCAATCATGTTTCTTTGAGCAGTGAGATTGTCGAATGTTTCTTTGAAGGCTGTCTTTGGTCTTCCTGCCTTACCAAACTTATTGCCAGGTTGAAATTTACTCACCGTATAACTCTCGTTTTTCAACGCCGCGGGTAATGCCCAAACAGAACAAGCGTTCGTCGATTAGATAAAGCTCCATAAGCCTATTTATTGATTTGATTTCGTCTGGATTTACTTCAAAGGTGATTTTTAAACTTCCATCGCTTTTGGTTGAGACAGATGTAAGCAGTGCTTGAATTGCACCGATTGTTTCCACTTCCATATTCTTCCCTGAGACACCGTCTCTTTAGTCACTGACTATGAGACCAGTATTCAAGGGATTTTAATAGTTGTCAACTTATTTTTACACTCATCACAAACATATAGATTGTGAGCATCCTCCCAGTCTTTCAAGTACAGCATGATTCTTTCGTTTGATGAGTTAATCCTCTCACAAACCTCACAGGTAAATTCCTTATCTAGGGTGATAAACTTACTTCTAATCTCGTCAATAAAGTGCGACTTTTTCATTAAGCCGCCTTCTTTGTGGCATATTCCTTCAGCATTTCTTTTTCGCTATCAGAGATATTCTGGTCGTTAATCATGTGCTCGACGGCATCGTTGTTTAAATTGTCACCAAGTCCATCAATAATCTCTTTCATGATCGAAACTTCAATTGACTCTACTGAGAATAAAAGCTTTAACATATGACTCTCCTGGTTAATCTATTAACGCTTGTCAACAATTCATCACATCCTACATCTCTCAAATTTGGCCAATTAAGGCAATTAGAGGCAGAACCCTTGCCATGGTATCAAAGAACTTCTGAACGCTGCCATATAGGCGTTTAATGGCCTCATATTGCTCTTTAGTGAGCCGGATGCTGGTAATCTTTTCCTTGGTTGGCTTATTCGTCTTATTTCTTCCCATTTTCCACAACCTCCCTTAGATATTCGACTAACTGCTTCTTTGTGAACTCTATATGCATTGTGTTGTTTATGATATGGTAAATCTCAACGCGATCTCCCGAAACCGGATTGATTCGCTGTATTGAAATCTCTTGGTAATTATCGCCACGAGTCTGAATTGCCACGACCTGTCTAGATAGTCTTATTTCGCTTGTTTTCATGAGTATATTGTAACACAAAATACAACGCGATGTCAAATGTTATGTTTGCTGTGCATTAATTGTCCCTAATGGGGTGGTTGTAACAGAAAACAGTATAAGTGCTTGATATATCAGTGTTACGCTTTTTTCTTCTGGGAAAGAGAGATATATAATAATAAATAGAGAGATTTCTTTATTTATTATTATATATCTATTTTATTTTATTTATTTATTATAGGTGTAATTAATGCCATTTTATTTTACAATTTCAATAACTTATAAAAAAAAAATAAAGTGTGGTTTTGGTGTTTATGCAACGTTTTTTAGCCTATCTTGATTTTGACGTACCTAGCCGAAATCGTATCGACCCTCATGACAATGCTTCTATCGACGCAGTGCTTATGTCTACGCAGTATGGCAATGTAATTACTATAGCCAGCCGCATCCATTATTTTCTGCATCTCGACATTTTTATTGGATATGTAAAGATGGTTTCCCTTACGCATTAGTCCAAGAGATTTTAGAACATGAACACTAGAATCATCGTAATATTGACGCACTGTCTTCATATCATTTTTATTTATTATCGTATCCATCATTGCATTGAGGCATTCATCAGATTCATCTGATTCATTATTTTCAACATAGTCTGATTGTTTTAAATTAATGGTCATTAATAGAATTTCGGCTTCTTCTTTGGTAATTCTGTGATCATAAAGCATGGCACTATAGCAGCCCATAGATGTGCCTATTTGGTCTGCCATACGAGCCTCTTTAACATCGTCATTAGTTAATAATAGATCCCTAAAAACCCTTATATTATGCCTTACGATTGGTGCCATATTGATCATACGGCTCATTAGGTTTGGTCCCATATGCTCTACCTTGGTAAATTGATGCTGGACTGCCTTCCACATGTCATAATTGTCTGATTGCGTCAATTCTATCTGGAAGAACCTGGATCGATCGGCCTCAGTAGGAAGGTATGTTTGAATAGAGCTTAGCAGAAAACATGAGTTTACATTATATTCGATGGCATCACCTGTAGATGATCCTCTGATGGACTTTGTAATCATATTAGATGAACATTGTCTGATTACCTCTATAATCTCATCCATGCGTCTATTAGCCTCCTTAGAATTTGGCTCAGCTTCGTCGATAATCATGGCGATGGCATCATGCTTGAGAGACTGTCTAATTGCGGCCGCGGTCACAGATTGATAAACGGTACCATCACCAGCAAGTTTGGATATCATTTTAAGAATGCTTGATTTACCAGATCCTCTAGGGCCTGTGAGCCAGATATGAGGCCTCCAATCGACATAGTTGAATATTGGGGCCATGGCTATCCATCCACAGAGATAATAGAAGTCCTCTTTATTTCTGTATGATAAATTGTAGAATGTGCTTATTATTTCTTGACAGTCTTCAATACTGGCAGGACTCGCTAGAGTTATTTCACTTGATGATTGATACATAAATTTAGAATCGGGGACGGTTGATACTATTTCGCCATCCATGAGTATCTTATCACCTAGATTATAGATAAATCTCTTATTATCAATCCAAGGGCCTACGCCTCTTATGTTTCTAGGATCAAAAAAACCTTTCATGGCCTGCTCGACAAATAGATGGCCACTTATTTCATTCCACATAGGAGAGTCGGTAGGTACACCATCCTTGTCTTTAGAAAATCCATATCTTTGCCCCCAGTATTTTTTAGGTGCCATTTGGAGTAGATTGTTTTTATTGTGCTCACTGGCAGATAGTTGATATATGCGATTGCTCATTGAAGAGAAATAGAAATACTTAACGGATGAACTTCCAAAGCTTCCCAAAATAGATATTTTAATAAAGTCGGATTCTGTTATATTTAGCTGCTCTTTAACCACATCTGGCCCTTCTGTCATGTGAAGATCATTAAAGTCAGTAAGTGAATCAGATTTGAATGTAAATTTTGGTTTTTTAACTATGACGTTAATAAATGCAGCTCTACATTGATAGGCTTTCTTGGCACCAATTCCTGATTTATCATCATCTGCACATATTGTAATTTTACATGTTGGATTAATATGTCTAATTGTCCTAATTGCTTCTTGCAAATTACCACAGTCAAATGCTGATACAGTTGGAATGCCTGTTGCCTCATATACACTCGCAGCGGTAGCATATCCCTCCGTTACCATCACATACTCGGCCGTACGATAATCATCATTAATAGGTGCAATTGACCCTTTCTTTTTTATTCCAGTAGTAAATCTTTTTATGAATTCATTTTCAGTTTTAAATATTAATTGAAGTCCAGTAAAACCATTGTGATCTAATGCAGGTATCATTAGCATACCCCTAGAGACTCTCCCTAAATAGTTGCTGGTAAGACCCTTTGATAGCATATACGGATGAATATTAGATTCTGACGAGGTCTCGTTGAATATTGGAAGCCACTTTTCAACACACTCTTTGTTTTTCTTTTCCCTTTCTCCATTTACTATTAGTTGGATTTCTTTAAGTGCTTCTGTTTGATGCTTTTTAAATTCTGTAGATGTATTTTTTTGATCATAAGAAAGCCATTTATCGGAAGTTGATTGCTTCCAATCTCCATAGACAATGCATTGGTAAACATTCCCCTTATAGATCCATTCTTTTCCAATGGCCCACAATGATTCTTTTTCACCGTATCTGTAAAATGTGTTTGTATTAAATTGAAAATCTTCCGGTAGAACTGGCTTCGTCATTGATAATTTCCTTTGTGTTGTTGTTAGCGGTGTATTTTGTACCGCAAGCATTACACTTGTAAATGCCGTTTATAATAATTACAGAGTTTATTGGACATTTCTTTTTAGCAGGACATGATTTGCGCCAAAGCATTGGAACTGATTTATGAATCATATGAATTGACTCATCACCAAACCTTTCATAAAGTTTAAAAAACTTTGCAAATGGTTTATACCCTTTTTCTTTTTCTAGCTTTAACAGTTTATCATAATATCTTTTTATCGGATCAATTTTAGTTATTTCAATTAGCTCCCCATCTTCATGATCTATTACCCTATCTGTTAATTTTCTTTCATGATCACACATAGGGCATTGTATAAAGTTTGTTGCTGAAATATAAAAACATTCCTTACATGTATATGTTCTTAATTTTCCAATGTTATTTTTATTTTTATTTTTATTTTTATCATCAGCTCCAATGACAGCATCCCTCACCTCAAAGGGCATTCCATGTCTATGGGTATTCCCAGCATGATCCAATATAATTGCATAATCTTTATTCTTATGAGGTCTTAGTAGTCTTCCTATTTGTTGAACATAGAGAATCTCGCTCATTGTTGGCCTTACCATAATTCCAACCTGGGCCACTGGTATATCAACACCAGTTGAAAATATATTGCAATTGCATAATACCTTTATCTTACCACTTTCAAGATTTCTTATTGCAATAGATCTCTCTTCGACAGTGTGCTCATCATCACAGTGTGTTGCCGGTATTCCAGAATTATTAAATGCGGCTGCCATTATTTTTGAATGTGCTTTATTTACTGCAAACAGTATTGCTGGTTTATCTAGGCCATATTTTATGTAATGCTCTACTACATCACCAATAACCTTTGACTTCGTTGTTTTATCGAATAGGTCTTGGTTATTGAAGTCACCTGCCTGTTTGCGAACCTCAGATACATCTATCGTCGGAGGAGAATATACCTTTGCATCTGAAAGTGAACCCTGATCTCTAAGTTCATGCATCTCTATCGGTTTAACGTAATCTTCCCAGAATGGATTTTCATTAAATGGAGTAGCGGTAAATCCCACATATTGCTTATCGCCTAACCACTCCAATGCCCTTTTGTAACTTGGCGAGGATGTGTCATGACACTCATCTATTATAATGAATTTAAAATCATTTTTTAGTTTATCTATTCTTCTGTGAAATGTATCTATGGATGCCACTTGGCACAGATGTGATAAATTCATGGGAGTTGTTCCCATAATTATTCCTGCAATATTATTGTGATACATTTTAACTATTTGGACTATTTGAACTATTAAACTTCTTCTTCTTACCAGAACTAAAACTCTTGTGTTGTTCTTTATACATGAATCAATAAGCCAAGAAATACAGGCGCCTTTTCCTCCACCTGTGGCAAGAAAAAATATAACTCTTTTCTTTCCCTCTTTAAATTTACTTCTTAATTGTGAAATTCCTTTTTCCTGATAGTCTCTTAATTTCATTGACATGTTTTTACTCTATGGATATAAAAATAATTCCAGTGCTTGTTGTTAGATGTAGCGTGTGTTTATAGCATGCGCTTCATTGTTTCTATATCTTCTTTATTTCTAATAATAAAATACATTCCTCCACATTCTTCTATCATTCTTTGAAATTTAATTTGATTTGGTTTTTGATAATCTTTACCTATCTTTATTTCTACACATACAAACAGGCCATCACTTATACACAAAATATCCGATGATCCAACTAATCCATATTTAATTATTCTATTGCCAGTTAGACTTCTGGCCGTACCTGTATTATTTGCCCATGCTCTGGTTTTTGGCAATTGTGACAATGATACAAGTGCTAGTTTGACTAAGTTTTCGTGTTCAATAGCCATTTATAAACCTCCATACACATTCTCGCGTCATCTAGGGCATTATGATGATTAAATTTTAAGTTCAACTTCATTGCCCAATCATTAAGTTTGTTATTTGAGTGTCCATAATCTCTGGCAATTTTAATTGTTGATTCCTGATAATCATGTCTCAGTACTTTATATAAATTGTAATTAAGGTCTTGCTTTCTAAAAAGCCAGTCAATAAATCTCCAGTCAAAATTATTAGAGGTGTGGGAAACCATAACTTGAGGCTCTTCTGATAGAAATGGTTTTAAGAACCACATAAAATCAATGCATGCTTCCCTTTGTGGCTTATGTTCTAATAATTGATCTTTGGTAAATCCCGAAACAGCCAGAGCTTCATCGCTTGTAAATTTATTAATACATGGCCTTACTGTAGTGTAAAATTCTGAAATATAATTAAGATGGCCATCTGTTACAATGGCCCCCAAACTTGTCACATCATTTCTTATCGGATCAAATCCAGTAGATTCAATATCAGCAAATATTTTAAAATGGGACATCTGCACCTTTCTTTACTAAATCAAACTTCTTATTTAAATCGCCAAACAAATTCTTAATTCCAGTGCTAACTATAATCATTTTAGCCTCTTCCTTGGTAACTACATTTTTAGGACCGAATGTATTAAGAGTTAACTTTGGAAATTTTAGATTTTTATAAGTCTTTCCATCGTTAGAAATTTGATCTTCTAGTTCGAACTCAATGGTTTTATTTGTATCAACTGCACAATCGTCGAGAAGTTTTAACATGTCTGGATCAGAGGCGCTATCATATCCTAGATAATGAAGAACCTTAAATACATATTCCTTTGACTTGTCTGAGCCTAGGGAAAATAGAGAAGAGTGTGTATGACCATTTTCATCAGCAACTATAGAAATATAGATGGCCGGATCACCCTTTGATGTAGTTGTAAATTGTGCGCTTTGCGGTCTTCCTAATAACATATTTATTTCTCCTGAAGTATGACCAAGATTCTATTCTTGATCTGATTTAATTTATTATCATCTGCACCAACCAGTGATGATTTTATTTTTTCCAATAGATCAGCGTCCTGTATGTCGAGCATAAGGGATTCAATTTCTTTCTTAAGGTCTGGTTTTATCACTGTGGCTAGACGAATAAACTCCTCATAGTCTAGGTTAATAGACTCAGGTAATCCAAATCTATTTTTTGCATCGTAAGCCGCACGCTTTTCACAATATAGCTTTCTAATGCCAGTAGAGAAACCCTTGCCCTTTACAGCTTTAGAATCTTTACTTACCGAGTATGTTTCAAAGTTTGCGAATAGAACACAATCAACCCATTCAGTTAAGACAGAAGAGAGCTTGTCATTCATTTTTAAAACAAATCTATCATAAGGTAATGCAGTTGATGGGTCATTAAAAACCTTTATATGAGAGTGTCCTACCATTACAACATTCTTTCCCATGTCTCTTAATTCTCTTAGCAGAGTTATTACTGGCGACCATTCTTTTATTACTCCACCAACCCACTTACCATAAGAGCCAAAACTATCTTCAATTGCTGCTACTTTTTGAGTCTTGCAAATATGTTCATGAGATAATCTTTCTAGCCAATCAAGTGAATCTATTACAACAGTTTTATACTCACTTTCTTTTAACTCAGTCAGAAGTTGAATAACTTCAAGCCAAGATAAATTTGTAACTCTATCTACATTGTAATGACCTGAGCCACCTTCTAAATCTATAAATATTGGCTTCTCAAATGAAGATGCAAAACCAGTTTTGCCCACCCCAGGCACTCCGAAAATTACAACAGAGTATGGAGATGATTTAACTCCATTTGTTTTTCTTTCTAAAATACTCATTCAGCAACCCCCTTCTTATATTGAGCAATGTAACCTCTAACCTTCTCATGCCTTATTTTTGGCACTCTCTTTAATTTAACCCAGTTTAAGATTGCCGCTGCAGAGGTATAATTTAAATCTATACTAACTTGTAAAATTCCCCTCTCTTTAATAATTGCAATTAAATCCTTTAACATAAACCCTCCAAAATACTTAATGGACAATAATTACTTTATGGTTTACAAAATGTAAATATTTTTATAAAAATATTAAAAAAAAGGGGTACATGTGGATAGAGTTGAATGGCTTAAACAAAGACAGCTGGGAATTGGTAGTTCTGACTGTCCTCCGATTATGGGGGAATCTCCATATTCGACCATGGTGGATATATATGACAGTAAGGTAGCCTTAGAAGTTGTAGAGAAAAGCTCATGGGTGATGGATAAGGGAAACACTCTTGAACCAATAGCTCGTGCTCGTTATGAGTTATTGAATAATGCTGACTTTCCACCGGCAATGTTTGTTCATGTTCAAAAGCCACATTATAGGTGTAATGTTGATGGCTACTCTAAAGAGCTAGATAAGGTCATAGAGATAAAGTGGTGTGGTGCTAAATTTACAGATAAGGTTCCGAGCAAGTACAAGGCTCAAGTTCAATATCAATACATGGTGACGAATTGTAAAGAGCTGGAAATGGTTCAAATAGATAACATGAATCGCATAAATGTTATTCCCGTAGAAAGAGATGATGAATATATTGCACGACTTATTGATAAAGTCGACTGGTTCTGGGACTGTGTAATCAACAAAAGAAGAGATGAGGTGTTAAATGAATATGAAAAACTTAATCAAGCTAATAATGGAAAGAGAAGGAAAAAAGCACCAAGCAAGCATAGGTGATGTAAGAGAAATATTAAAGTGTCTGGCATATATCCTTGCTGAAGATCAAGAGATGTTTATGGTTTTTAGGAATTACATAGCGGCCAGGAAGAAAAAATAATAGGGGGGAATTATGGATTTAAACTCACTGACAATTGGACAATTAAAAGAAATCGGAAACTTGCTAAATAAAACAAATCAAGCGGATGACTGCCCTTTCGAAGTTGGGGAGAACTACCTAATTAGAACAGTAACTTTTACACTTACTGGAAAAATTAAAAGTAAATCGTCTCATTTTTTAGTACTGCAAGATGCCGATTGGATTGCTGACACAGACCGTTTTCATGATGCTTTAAAAGATAGTGATAAGTTTAGCGAAGTAGAGCCATTTATTAATGACTGCATAGTTTCTAAAGGATCAATAGTAGATGCAACTAAGATTGTTAAATTATATCGGAAACAAAAATGAAGTAGGTGTTTATGAATCAAGCACAATTAAAATCAGGTCTTGAGCGGTCTTGGTCTTGGTCTTGGTCTAAGTCTAAGTCTAGGTCTGGGTCTTGGTCTTGGTCTTGGTCTGGGTCTGGGTCTAGGTCTAGGCGGCGGTCTTGGTCTAGGTCTTGGACTAGGTCTAGGTCTAGGTCTAGGTCTGGGCCTAGTTGAAAGTTTTTGAGCGCACATAGCGGCCAGGAATAAGAAGCAAGCTAACGACTAGAGATCGATTAAATATACAGGGTTAAGAAAATGAAAACATTTTACATAAAAAAAGAAGACTGCAGAGATATTGGGTGGGCGTATGAAATAGATGGACAATGCTATGACGGGAACTTGATAGTTGAAAAACTTGGGAAGACTTTAGTAGTCAAAGGAAATCAAGTAGTCGAAGGGTATCAAAGAGTCGAAGAGGATCAAATAGTCGAAGAGGATCAAATAGTCGAAGGGTATCAAGTAGTCAAAGGGGATCAAATAGTCGAAGGGTATCAAGTAGTCAAAGGGGATCAAATAGTCGAAGGGGATCAAATAGTCAAAGGGGATCAAATAGTCGAAGGGTATCAAGTAGTCAAAGGGTATCAAATAGTCGAAGGGTGTCAAAGAGTCGAAAGGTATCAAGTAGTCGAAGGGTATCAAGTAGTCGAAGGGTATCAAAGGGTCGAAGGGGATCAAAGAGTTGGGGCAAAAGCTATAATTGGTCAGTGCAAGTGGACTATCTACTACTCTAAAAAAGACATCACTATAGGATGCAAAACAAAAACAGCAACCGAGTGGGTGGACTTTTTTGCAAACAAGGAAACTTTTGAAACCGACACAGACTCACTTGCATACAATCAAATTTGTAAATCATTTCTGATGGCCAAAGTAGCGCAAGAAGTTGATCTTGGGTTGGCATAACTTTATATAGGAGGAGATGTGAGTACAGTCGTTGAATTAGTGAAGAGAAACTTTGAATTGGCGAATGAACTAGAAACAACTAAAAAACAGTTAAACGATTCTATGAACTTTCATTGCCCTAATTTCACAACTACTGATAGTGGCTATGTAGCCTGTAATTTGGACAAGCATAAAATTCTAATGGAACTAGAAACAACTAAGAAGCTTTTGATAAATGCCATCGGAATAATTGAACACTATGGCAATCGAATGGATTCAGGTGGAACTGCTAGGGGTTTTCTTAAGGAATTAGATGAAGAGTTTCTCGCAAAACTAAGTAAGGAGGGGAAATAAATGAGAACCCGAGAGCAACAATCTGATCAGTGGAACAAGTGGTACAAAAGAACTAAAGAGCATGGTGGAATATCTCATAGACTCGAAAAAGATAGAACCCTTTGCAATAGAGTTAATTTTGATTTAAAGATTGAAGAGAATCCAACTTGTAAGAGTTGCTTACGAGTTATTGAAAATAGTCCTCATCTTTATAAAATGGAAAATAAGTAACTTACAGCGAGTTAACTTCCAAGAAATAGGTGATTAAAATGAACAACATATTAGACGACAGTCACTTAATCGATCCACCAGAACCAGCCAGCTTTATTTGTCATTTTTGCAATGAAGAAACAGATGCTAGGTTTCACGGTAAAATAACAGGATACGATTGTTGCGATATTTGCATGGATAATTTACGATTTGAAGGTTGCGGAAAGTGTATTAATATTTGTTGGTGCAATGAGGAAGAAAATGAATAGAGTAATGTTTGAGCACATGGTGCATTTATCAGAGAAGAAACCAAGACTATACAAGCTTAAGAAAATAGCGAGCGACTGGAGAAGTGTCGTAATAGTCTCTATCCTAGCTTTAACTTTAAAGGTTGCCAGTGAGCAATTACTGATGTTGGTAAGATGAAGAATAGACAAAGAGTAAACTGGTGGGATTTTAATGAGTCCTGGGAGTGCACTCATGAGTTCATTAGGCGCGACGAAGACATGATTTGCCATAGATGCAAATGGGTTAAGTACAAGATAGAGATTGATGCTGAGGAAGCTCACTATAGAAGAATTAGGAAGCGAGATGAGGCTTTAAGAGTTAAGAATAAGCACATAGACTTATTTCAATTCTAAGAATAGATATCCAAGTAAGATACAGATTAGTATTGCCTCTATTTCGTATAGCATTCTGTTTGCTCACAGCGCACCACTTTTTTGGCGCAATAAATATAATACAAGCTATCTATTATCTATGGTGAAGTTTTCAACCAAAGCCTTTGCAATCATATCCACAACAAGTTCTTCGGACGGGTAACTTATAACTTGATCAAGAGAGCACCTAGAAATAACACTGTGAATAAATTCATGTATTAAAACATGGGCTATCTTTTCCTTTGGAACCTCTTTATCAATAATGATTAAATCAAGATGAGGATAAAACATTCCATCATACTGCCCACCAAGATTCCCAACTTTAACCCTTATCGTCTTACCAAAAACCCTGAACTTTCTTGGTATTTTCATGTTATCCCTTTAATACTTCGCCAGTCGGCAAGCATAGTTGATTGTCAATTACTAAGTGTGTGTGAAAGTTAAATTTTCCGTCAGGTCTCATAACAACAGTAGCAAAACCGTTACTCCAATTCATGTCTCTATTTTTAATATAGTGTGGATTAAGGTCGCACATAGCAGGGAGAGACCATGCCTTCCTTGTTATGCCTCTAACGTGAAAGCTTTTTGATTCCGCAGAGTGTATGTGTCCAAAGACAACGTTCCTTGAGCCCACCGCCTCGTAATGCTTCTTATGCGCTGACGGCCCGTGATAGGAGCCATGAGTCACGCTTAAATCTCCAAGATCTAGATAGTCACCATAAGGGATTGAACCTATGTTTCTCTTAAGTAGATTCATCTTAGAGTCCATATTAAAATGGTCTCTATATTCAACCGGGCAATGCTTAGATTTAAACTCTTCAAACCTGGGCGCATCGTGATTGCCATGAATGAATATAATGTGATTAAAGACAGACTGAAGCGCGTCCAGTGTATCATTAGCCCACTTCATTTCATTTTCAAACTCTGGCAAGAAAAACTTATCGATTCCATCCTTTCTACTGCACCAGGTTTGGAAATCTGCATTCTTTGGCATCATATATGGAGCATCAATAAAGTCACCATTTATGATTAAGTTTCTTTGCTTTCTAGGTAAGAGATTTGCCATTTGGCAGAGAATAGAGAAGGATGGCATATGAAGATTGAATGAATGCCAATCAGAAGCCAAAAACCAGGTCTGATTTTCCTTAGGTGTCTTTACGACATGAACCGCACCCATAAGCTTCCTTGCTTCACGTGGATAATTCTAATTATGAACTATTGCTGCCTTTTTAGCCACAATCTTATTTCATTCCACCAATTATTTACCTTGGCATATGTGTCCGGCGTAAAGCCAATTAACTTATCGCACTTAGCCATTTCATAATCCTGCGACTCTCCGACTCTACCAATTCTATCTATCGTCCATTCGTACGAGTGACATCGGCAATAGCCAGAGTAGAAAGCAACATCATCAATGACAACTTTCTCCAGTAACACGTTAAAGCATCTTTCTTGTGGCGCTATCTTTGGAAACTCTCTTTTACAGGAAGAGCTAATCAATAGAATCAATAGCAGCGTTAATTTCTTCGCGTGTCTTGGCATTTTTAAGCGTCTCTATTTTAAGTTTAAGCTCTTTATTGTCTTTCTTTAGCTTGTAATAGTCATAGAGATAGTACATCGCAGGCAGTATAAGTGCGGTTATAGACCAATTTATAATTCCTGCGACAATACTATCTAGCATATTAAGCCTTAAGTTCTTTTACTTTTTCAAGAATAAGCTTTTTGATTTCTTCTTTTAATGGTGGATACACCATGGCGAAGATTGCATTGTCTACTGGATTTGAAGAATCTTCAACGACCTTCTTAAGAGCTGGCTCTAATCCTTCTACCAATAATCCAGTTACTAATTTTTCAAAATCAATTGAATCCAAAACTACTTTTTTAACGTCCATGATGTTCTCCTATTTGTGCTTATCTTTCTCGATAAGATACTTGTAAATATAATCAACTTTCTCTTCAACTGCTATAACTCTATCTGCTTTCGCTGACGTTGTGAAAAGTGTAAACGTCGCCCAGACAATCCAAGGCAAAATCATGCTTCCCAAAATAAACTCAGCACCAATGCGCTTAAGAGATAACATTATACTCTTCCCAGTGAAAGGTTACCAATGCCTCACCTATAATCAAACTAGTCCCTGTACCGTTAAATTGAATCCCACAGTCAGCCTTTATGATAGCAGCGTCCACACCATTAACCCTGACTGTTGCCACCGAAGTAGAATAGAGAAGGGTTGAGTAAGCAGGCGTGCCGATAATGGAAGTTGTCCCACTTGCATTAACCAAAACACTCGTGACGCTATCCCCAGCATTTAACCAAATAGTTCCACTTAAGCAGTCGTTACCATTCTGAAGAGCGACTATCTCAGGAACTCCCGTCGTCAGTGTTCCTCTGGCGCTAACTGACATATTGTAAGTCACTCTCGCATACTTAGCGGCAGGCACCGTGTACGATGTCCCCGAGCCAACAGCAACAGGCTTAAAGTTAAAGGGTATAAAAAAAGGTGCGCTCATTATAATTCTCCATAGACTAGGAATTTCAACCTAGGAAGTACGGCATTTGGAGCCGCAGTTATGTCTAGTCTTAAAATATCACCCGCGCTAACTTGAATTAAGCTAGGATTGAAGACTTGATTTGTTGATGTCTCATAGTCGGATGCAGTGGCATAAGTGATCCTTGGCTTAACGCTAAAGACAGAAGTAAAGGAGGCATTATCCATATTAGTAGTGCTCTTCTTGATATCTATCTCAATTATGCCAGTCAATGAGCCTTTCTCAAAGATTCTTATTGAGGCGTTGGTCAAAGTAAATGGCGTTATTGCCTGGAAATAATCCAGCCCAGTTAAGGTTGAAAATGAAGAGCCGTTAACCATGTCATAATGAAAAACTGAAACCTTGACCGCACCTAGTAATAGGCTGTTTAAGTCCGTATTTATGCTGTCAAAGTTATTCTTAATTGTATTAAAGAGGTCTGCAGTGATCGGATCACCTACCTCAATGGTTGCAGGATCTATTGGAGTAAGTGCCATTTTCTATCCTATAATATTCGAGCCAATTCCTTGCTCGCTAGATTCGTCAGGAGTCTTTGTTGTGTTGCTGACGATGTATCCGTATCTTATTAAATCATCCTCTGAACTGGATAAATAATCAAGCGTTGTGTTGGGTGCTATCGATGGAATGCGATTATAAATGTTTGATAAATCTGATACGGTTATATCACACCCAAAGCCATCTCTGCGCACACCAGTGATCACGCCTAGCTTTCTTCTGTCTCCACCGGCATATCGCTTATAGAGTCTATCGAGAGATAGATAAATCTTGTCATTGACCAGTTTAGAATAGAGCGATGTCTTAGCTCTGAGTGTCACAATCGAGTTTGATAATGAATTGAATAGCGAGATCCTTTGAGCCATGGTGGTTGCATTTGCTGTGTCGTATAAATAAATTGTCTTCTCTGTTGTGTTCTTAATTTCAATCAAGTCATCGACAAATTTGGAGGCGTGATTAACCGTCAAGAAGGTATCCTTATCGCTATTGATGTCCACATACGGCCTATAGTTCACTATCGTCTTATTAACAATCTTTTGATTAGATGTTACTGTAAAGCTTAGGATGTCATCGTCACGGATAATTTCGGTCAATTCTGGCTTTACAGAGTTCATAACCGCGTAGGATATATTCTGCGAGCTATCCCCATAAAGAGAACCAAAAACGCTTGTGTTGATCTTGGTTATAATATCCCTAACCAAGGGAGAGCTCTCCCCGAGCTTTTCAGGAATAACCATTGAGATTATATATGGACCACTGGATCTTGCCTTAGCAAAGGCAGTCTCATTAATAGTGGCAAACTCAGCATCGTTTAAGACTAAGTGTCTCACGCAATCCGATGCAGTCTTCATCCACTTGCCTTGATACTCCATTCCCAGGCAGTTGGCAGTAATAGGAGAATTCTCGTCTATGTAATCTACATTCTTAAATAAGCCCTGTTTGGTAGCAGTGGCTCCACTAAAAGGCGATCTTAAGATAATCTCAGTCTCTTTAACCTGGAGAACTTCATACCACTCAGGCTCACCAGCGTTTGCCGATCTTATGTAATCTCTTGGCTTAAGAGATGCACTGAAGTCTGCCACATCTATCGTGGTTACTGACCTTGAGCCATTGGTAAACAACAATGAAACGTTAAATAGTCTCTCTTCAAATAGGTTAAATTCAGCATCATCCCTGAGGGTAATTCTGCAATCTGTACTATTGGTTACAAGGTAATCTCTATCGTAAATAAGCTCTTTTTTACCAAAGAAAATCTTTTGTATAGGTCGCTTCTTAACAGTCGCTCCAATGATAGGCACTGGCAGGATTGTCGTATTGGTCACAAGAGTATTACCAGAAATTCTTCTAATGGTGCTTTGAACGCCACCTATAGTAACTTGGTCTCCTGGGAACAAATCCTCTGTACTTGCTACTGTAAAGGCGTTGTTTGATATAATGCCCGAAAGGGTGGTTGTAGGCTCTCTTAACTTGTGCCCTGCTAACATCCAAACTCTATTTTTACCACTATAGGGAATCTTTGGAAGCACTTTAAATGTTCCATTTACTATTGAGTAGGATGACTTTCTTCCGAGAGTAAGTGAGTTATTAGACTCTATGGATTGAACTCCAAACTTAACAGTCTCGCCATTCACTTCAATGAATAGCTCGTCCTCGATAGATAGCTCGGAAAGAAAGAGAGTGCCGGTGCCAGTTACAATCAAGCTGTCTATTGAGAAACTCAATGTGCCTGTAACGCTATACCCAGTAAGTGTGGCATCTAAACTAGCGCATCTTACATTGTCAACTTGACCATATATTCTTCTTTTAGGTTTATCTAGTAAGCTGGGAAGTATAACTCCATCTAGAGAGCTGAAGTTTCCAAGCTTGAGATAGTTCTTAAGTTTAAAGACAAAGTCCTTAACCTTGAAGCTTACCTTTGTATCTGAAAAAGTCTTTGATTCTATTATGCCTTCAAAGAGTTGTATTTTTTCTTCTATTGGTATATTGGGGAACCAAGAGTAAAATCTTATTTCTTGATTTTCCCATATGTGAGTATCGTAAATTTCATCGAAAAATCCATCATTGTTAATAAAATCAACATTACTTGATGACTCTAAAACTATGCCTGTGCTTTCTTCGTCTAACTGTTGCCCAATTGCTCCTATTCCTGTAATTCTCCCTTCCCACTCGACCGTATCGCCACTGAGTAAGTCATATGGGAGCTTTAACGGTGCATTGGAAAAGAAGTGGCGATAGGTCAACGAGATGTTTCTGGTCTTTGGATCTGCTCCACCTACGATGGTGAGCAACTTGGTGAGAGGGTTAAAGTTCCAACTAGTAATGGAGTTACCGTCGTCTTTAACCCCAACAACAAAAAACTCGCATAAACGAGTCCAATTACTCCCGGAGGAGTTGAATAACTTTACTTGCTGTACAGATTCGGCCGTAACAAGAGTGATCTTTTCGGATCTTGTTTTTAAAGCCTCTGAGTTATAGCTCATCAATAAACCCTGTCAAAAACTTGGCATACATGATCGGCTCTATCCATTCCTTTTCATTGTCGCAAAAGAACGGCTCAATTAATATCGCTTGCTTGATTGGAGATAGGCACTTAAGACTCAACCCCCCTCTCTCGGATGAGGCAAGCCACTTGACACCTTTATCACCCCTCAATTTCCTGCTAAATTTAGTGCAAAAACTAGAGGCAAACTGTCTTGCTAACTTAGCAGACTCTTCATCTCCATTGAGAACTAAGACCTCACACCCAGCTGCAATTCCATTGAAAGAGTTAAGGTGCATCTCTATACACACTTCAGGATTCCAGGCAACTGCTTTCGATGCAACTCCAGCAATTCCTCCAGCGCCACGATAGAAGACTTTAATCTGTTTATTCTTAATTGCCTTTTCAACTTCCTCTGCCACGAATGAATTGTAATTAAACTCACTCATGCCATTAAAAGCTTCAGCTCCACCGTCTCCGGCTCCATGGCCAACAATAAGGGCAACCTTTTTACCAGTTCCAACACTGCCAACGGTATCTTGTTTTTGTTCTATTGGAGTTACTTGTGGCTCTTTTTTTCCAAAGATTGCCTTAAGTATTTTAGATATCCATGCTTTCATATAAACTCAATGCCCTCTTTCGAGGGCGATATAATTAAAGTAATTTAGATCTGATATCAAGTTCGATAGCATTCTCTGAAGCTTGAGCAGCATCTAGCTCAGCAAGGAAAGCGGCTTTGAATTCATTAACAGCTTCAACTGCTCTTTTATCTGCCTTAACTTCTCCTTCCTCTAATGCAATCGCAAGAGCTACTTTGTGAGCTTCAACAACTACATCCATGTCAGCTTGAGAGTAGATCTTTCCTTCTGGATTAACAGCTCCACCAGCTGCGAAACCTTCATTGTATGAAAGCTCTTTTTCTTTTGCTAACTCTACTTCGAACTCAGATGGCAATGAAGCAACATCTGAAAGAGTAGCTACTGCATTTACAACTGTTAACAATTTATCCTTAAACATTATCATTCTCCTATGTTTCCCATGATTGGGATTATTTAATTTCTTTGCACTTAAAAACATTATCAGAAACCTGCTCACAATCCTTAACAAAAAGTGTAGATGAGCAAGACGATAACAAGATAACTAGTATTAATAGTTTCATCAGTATTTCTCCAATTC